GTACCTGATGTAGTTTAGCTGATGAACCTGACCCAAGCTGAATGTAGTCTCCAGCCTTCAGTGTGCCAGTCATAACGACAGTAGCTGAGTCACCCCCAACAGTACCCGTAAGTACACACGAACTAACAGTACCCTGTGGTGTAGCGTAGTCAGGATCACCTAAGAGAAACGTACCCGTTTGACCCTTAAGGCCAACTAGCATTGCTTTCCACTGTGCAGCCTTGTCACGATGCACCGAGGGAATACTGACCGATGCTTCCCACTTCTGTCCACCATGTGAGATAGTCTGCTGCTTATATGTAAAGGGAGACTGAGAGACAGCTACAGCATTAACAGCCCTAAGCTCAATGCTCTCAATCCCGATAGATGTTGGTGTCGCTAGTGGATAGGTGATTGCCATTGATTATTCCTTTAACCGAAGACTGACTTCATTTGACCACCACGACGACGATCATTCATTATTGATGCTTTAGCAGCTTGAGTTAAAGCTGGTTGAGCCTGTTGAATGGTCTGAGTAACAAGGCGCTTAGTATCCTCAGATGTATTTGCTGAGATACTGTAGTTGTTGGTAACGTATATGTCACCACTGCCACCTTCAGCTTGGACACCTAGCTTACCGTTAGCACCTCTCTTAAGTGGCATGATAGCTTCAGGGCCAGCTTCTCCCATGAGACCAGTCTTACCGCCAGCCATAGGGAATGTCGTAGGTCCACCGACTATACCACCATCAGCGTAGGCTTTAACTTCAGATCCACCACTAATGACACCACCGTCAGCGAAAGGAATACCCATAGCCAACTTAAGGGCTTTGATAGCCACTTGCATGACATAAACCTTGTAGAGTTCTCTAACGATCTCAGCAGCCATAGTCCTGAAGGCGTCACTTACGGACTTAGTACCGTCAGCCATAGCCATAAAGCCATCTTCTATGCTAGAGGCAATGTGGTCATTTAAGGCTTGGCGTTGTTTTTCTACAGCAATTAACTCATTGGTCTTAGTTATCTTCTCTTCCATCTCAGCGGCACGTTTAGGGTTATCCCTTGCAAAGTCTGAACCAAGCGCCTGTAGGACTTTTCGTCTAGCTTCTGTGACATTATACATCTCACGTTCTAGGTCAAGTTTCTTTTGGAACTCTGCTACTGGGTCTTTCACCCTTTCTTTCTTGGCCTTGTCTGGTTTGTCCTTATCGGAAGGGAACTCATAGCCCTGTCTCATAGCATTTACAATAGAACCAGATTCACCTCTAGGGTCAAGGACGCCAGCAAAGTTAGGTTTGATTTTACTCGCTTTCGAAATCGCCGTTTTATAGGCATCTGCCAGTCTTTCAGCCTCATCGGCCTGCTTCTTTATTAACTCTAGGCCAACTTCAAGGTGATTGTGCCCAGCTAACATACTGTTAATTAGGGTTTCATCCACTTTAGCCTGTCTCATCTTTAAGGCTAAGTTCTGACGTTCAAACTTTGCTGCTCGTTGTGTGTAATCAGCGTGTTCTTTGCCCACCTTTAATTCTATGGCTTGTAGTTCTATGGCTTGCTTTTGTAACCTTATTTGCTCTTCAGCAGCATCGTTAACTTTCTTTTGGGCCGCAAGCTCTTTTTCTTTCTTCTTAGCTATTAAATCAGCACCAGCAGCGGTTGCGTCAACGATTGCCTGTTGAGCATCCGCGATTGCTCCTAAAGTCATCAGTTGTTCTATTCCAGCTTCAGATATATCTTCTACACCGCCAGCGGTAGCAGCGGTCATTAACCTCTCAATCGCCTGTACAACATCAAATGAATCTTGGGACTCTAGGCCTGCCTTTATCTGAGCAATTAATTCTTTATATTTAGATAGATCAAGCCCTTCATCGAACCCAAAGCTCTCAAGAGTGTCAGCTTGAATATCTTTAATTTGCAACGCTTTTCTCTCGGCAGCGTCAATCTTTACAAACATATTGTCAAACATGCCCGTTACAGAACTCAACAGGTTCTTAAAGAAGCCCACTTCTAAGTTCAAGTCTTTCATAGAGCTTATTGCGTTAATAAACGTCAAGTTCTTTGAAAGTGCTGCGCTAGATTCCGCTAGAGACTTCATAGAAGTGTCCATAGCGCTAAGAGCGCCGTTTAATAATTCTAAGTCGTAGTTATCCAACGCCGCCATATCAGACTCAAAGTCACTTACGGCGTCATCCATGCCGCTTAGGGACTGTTCTAAGGTTTTGGCTTGGCCCCCCATCTCCATAAACATTCTGCCTACAGCCGAACCGATGGGAATGAGGATACCAAGAGCCGCTGACAGACCTACAGCAGCACCCATGCTTAACCCAAGAGTGCCAGCAATAGATGGTAGGATGCCAGCTAACTGAGCACCCTGCTGACTAAATGCGACAAATGCACTTGTGCCACCTTGAACCTGCACCGCAAAGTCACCCATTTGATAACCAAGCTGTTGAACAGCCATGTTGTTACCATTCATCTTATTCTTAGCCATCGACATAGAGCCGCCTAGCTTATTTGTAGAGGCAGATAAAGCGTTTGTGAACTTAATCTCTCGTTGCATCTCTGCTCCGAGTTTCATTAACTGTTTACGGCTCAATCGTGAGGCAACATCTAGTTGTTTCTGTGCCACTACAATTTTGTTTATGGCGTGCATATACTGCTTCTGATTGCCAGTCTTAGCGAACTCTTTAGCTGCTGAACTTAAGACTCGCTTAGATTGCTCACCAGTCTTTACTAGACCCGTAAGTTGACTGTAGTCAACTCCAACTATTAAACTAATATCGTCAGCCATTTGCCACCCTTAAATATTCTAGGTCTACTCTCTTGATAGCCTCAATCTCCCAAGGCTCAATAGATGCTTCCGTAAGTTCTTTCCAAGCCTTTATTTGCTCAAAGGTTATTGGTGATGGGCCACTGAAGCCTGACCCTCTGCTAGAGCTTAAAGCAATAAAGGCAGACCAGACATGAGATATAAGCGCAGGAAAGGGTGTCGGGGGTTCCAATGCTTCTACTCTACGTCCAGTCTGCCTCTCTACTTGTTCAAGATGTTCTCGTTCTGTAGTGCCGTTCTGATCTGGCCTGTTGAGTTTAAACTGGTGATTAGACCACTCAACAAGCTCACAGATCAGACCTTCATAAAATCCAGAGAGTCAGTTACTACCTCCTCAATCTGGTTCCTAATCCAGAAGACTTCTTCGTAGAGTTCTCTGGCTTTAGCAACGGTGAGCTTAGGTTTCTCTCCGCCATATGTAATGTCCCAAGCCTTAGTTGTCTTGGCTAGAACCTCCAGCGTAGCTTCTTCAATATCTGAGTAGTCAACATCTTGAGACTTGCTCTTTTGAGCCTTCTTCAGGCGCTTGCTGATCTGTTCGTGTTGGAACTTCTTGTACTCTTTAGAATGGGGCGCAAGAATAGTAATTGTCATATTCGTGTCATCATCATTCTTTAGTACATCTCCTGTTGTCGGATGCTTGATCTCAACAACAACATCATCTAAATTAGGGGTCAGGTCTTTTAAGTCCATGTCGGAGTTCCTTTTCGGGGAGGTTATGTCGGGATGATTAACGTGGAGACCCCCGACCCGACTCAGGGGCCTCCACTACCTTAGCTAAGGTATTACGTTATCACGATGGGCGTGTAATCTTAAGGTTAGTTTCTTCTGTCGTATCGTATAGGGCTACGAATGACATAGAGATCATACGGCTCGTTGGACCATCGACACCAACGTCAGCAGAGTTAATTTTTACTCGTGGGAACTGAAACGTATAGGAGTTAGCACCTGTAGGATCGTCTACAGATACTTCAATCTCAGTCTCAGTTTCATTGAGGAAGCGGTTGATGAGAGAAGCATCCTCGAAGTAAGCTGTCAGGGTGCCTTCAACGTCTGCACGACCATACTCAAGTGAGGGTGCGCTATCATCGCCAATGACGAAGGTAGGGGCATATGAGTTGTTCAAGGTGAAGTCTAGTGCAGTTACGATAGCTACCGCAGAACCTGCACCTACGTTACCGATGGAAATGTCACCTGAGTAAGCATCAAATGGTGCAGCGCCAGAGGCAGCAGTCTGTGTCTTCTCTGTGGCACCTATGGTCATGTCCTTACCAACCATACCAAAGGTAGTTGTTACCATCTGGTTAGGGGCAAGGGATATACCCATAGTGGAAACTGACATGCCTGTAAACAAACGAGCTTGGTCAATGTCAGCAGCGTAATCTTCCACTGAGATAAACTTTGGTGTTACCCCAACCTTAAGCACGTTAGTGGCCCAAGTGTTAAGCATAGCTGATTCAAGCAGTACATCAAAGTCTCCATCACGGAGGTCAACTACAATGTCTCCCCCTACCTGACGGTTACCTTGGCGGTTAACTCTACCCATACGGTCAGCTTGAATGTCAGTTCCAGCAAGAACGTCTTTGGTTAGGTTTAAAGAGTGGGTGCTGAAGGGAAGGTTAGTGAAGTTACCAGCGGGTGTTGTGCCAAACGTAGATTCTACGATGAACGACAGACTGGAGCGTGAACCCTGTGCAAACATGGGAATTATCCTTTATATAAATTAGACTTGGACAAGTTAAGGTCAGCCCTAAGAACTTGTAAGTTTTGTGGGACGTGGAGACCACATACGTCATTACCCCGTAGGGGTATTATATGGTCAACGTGGTATTTATCGCCAGTGATCTCTTGCATCTTATTACAACCGCTGAAAACCCTAAGCATAAATGTACCATCCGATGTTGATCGGAACAAAGTACCAAGGACTATCTATCATCCCTTGCTGACGTTCAGCGTAGTCAATAGACACTATGATTGTTTCTGTATCACCATTCGTAAAT